GCACTCGACACGCTTTTCAAGAATGTTGCTAAGCAGGTCGTTGCGGATCTGGGCAAGTCGTTTGATCACACGATCACGTACACCCGCAAGGCATCTCCGAGCTACAACACGAGCACTGGAGCGTTGACAACGACTGACACGGACTATTCGTTTGACGTTCCAGTTGAGTTTGTTGATGCTGAAGAGGAGGAAGGACGTGAAGAGCGTAAGGCTCGTTTGTATATCACGCCTGATCAGATCGGAGATAACCAGCCTACGTTTGAAGACACGGTGACGCTGAAGTATGCAGGGTCTAACCGTGTTGCTCAGATTACGGATATTCGGACGTTCAAAGGTGATCAGGAGTACCTGTATCAGCTGCTGGTGAGGTTCTGATGGCTGCAGCTAGATCTCTTGATTTAGTCGGGCCTGACCTAGAGGCGTATATGCAGGAGAGTTTTAATCGATTGATTTTGACGATTATGCGTCGTCTAGCGACCAAAAAGCGCAGTCCCGTTTATACAGGTTTCTTTGCATCAAGCTGGAAAACCAGCACGTCACCAATTAAAGCGTCGGACAAAGTAGAAAAATTTGAACCATGGGCTGGCCTTCGCAAGGTAAAACGAGCAGATCCAAAAAATAAAGACTATAAAATTGACCCCAGGTTCTATCCGCCAGAAAAAGCTTTCAACTATAAACGCCGTGTTTATATCGGAAACACAACCGAATATGCTGCTTATGCACTAGAAAGCGGCAAGGTTCAGCAGTTTGTGCAAGGACCAGAGATGGCAAAGCTTTTTGGAGAAGCGTTTAAGCCTCGTGCTCCACGCATTTCTGTTGGAGCCCGTCAAGGCATTGGAACGTTTGGCACGCAAGCTGGCGAGATTTACACTGGTTATACCGAGCTGTAGTCATGACCTTAGTCAACGCCAGAGCAGCTTTTGAGAAAGCGGTAACCGATGCCGTGGCAGACGCAGATGACACCGTGCTGATGAAGTACGACAACGTTGCGTTTACAACGCCAGGTAAAACCAAAAAATACATTTTGATGACCGTCAGTTTCGGGCAGTCCACGATCCAGAATCAAGGCGCAGCTCAGGACTATTACTCCGGCACGATTCAGTGCAACGTGTATGTGCCCAAATCGGCTGGCACGGCAGTGCTTTCAGCAATTAGCGAGTCAGTTATTGATGGATTGACTTCAGTTAATGCCCCTGGCTATACCGATACGTTTAGCAGCAAGCCCAGAGTTTTAGATATTGTTGGCCCTACACCGTTGGACATCGAAGACAGATCGCATTTTGTTGGCGTAATTTCTTGTCAATTTACGGCTACGGCGTAGTATTCTATTGAAAGCAGGTAAGTCCTCAATGCGAGCCGCAGAGCTTCTTCGCAACAAGTTTGGTGTCAGTCAGCTCTATAAGCATCAAGTTGAGCAAAACGGTGAAGTAGTGCTGGAGATCTACTGGCACCCTCTAACGATTGCCGAGCGTGAGTCGATTCAGAAGAGCGCTGACTCTGATGATGCTGGTGATTTTGCCCTTGGCATGATGATCCGTAAGGCGTTGGATGCTGATGGCAAGCGTCTTTTCCAGGATGGCGAAAAAGCTGTGCTGAAGAACTCCGTTGAAGCAGCCGTGCTTCAGGAGATTCAGCTTGCCATGCTGGCTTCTGGAGCGGAAAGCAAGGTGGAGGAAGCGAAGGCAGACCTCAAAAGCTAATGGCGATTGGTTTTTTATCTATGCGTTAGCAAAGGAGCTGGGCATGACGGTTGCTCAGCTTTCGCAGACTTTGACGCAAGAGGAGCTAGTCGGTTGGGCGGCGTTCTTCGAGCTAAAGAACGAGCAGGAAGAGAAGGCGATCCAGAACGCTAAGACTGGCAGTAGGGCGCAAACAATGAGCAGGCGGTAGGATTAGGTGAAGTGTCGAGCCTGACGCGGCTATGGACTACAGCCTAAATATAGTCGCCAGCGTCAAAGGCCAAGCTCGCCTAGACGCAACGTTAAAGACTATTGGCCAGATTCGTAGTCTTGCAAGAGATATAAAGCCTTTAGACCTTCTTTCTCCTGGGTCTGGAAAAGCGGGCGACGAAATAAGAAAAGCAAAAACAGAATTAGACAAGTTAGCTAGATCTGCAACAAATAATCAGGCTACATTTTCCAAAACATTTGGAGGAGCAACGTCACAAGCGCAAGCATTTGCTACTGCCCTTGACAATGTTGGCTTAAAATTAAGTCTGCCTTTTAATAAACAGGCCGCTGAGGTTAAAAACTACGCTAATGCTTTAGCGCAAGCAGAAGCTCAAGCTGAAAAGCTGGGCAAGCTTCAGAATGAAGTAATTCAAGATGCTCGACGAAGGGCTGGCGTAGCAATCGGTCCTGCTACTCAACTGGGCAGTCCCGAAGCTGTTGCTCAACAAGTCCGTTTTGAGTCAGCTCAAATCACAAAAGCCAACAGGCTTCGCAGCGAACAAGCCAAGTTGGTGGAGCGGATTAATGCGCTTGCCTCTAGCAACGTTCAAGTTGGTCAACTTAACAGTCAGGTTGCAAGAATCAATCTTGCTCTGGATGAGCGACGTGTTGATGCAGCCGAAGAAATGTCTGAAGAGCTTAGGGATCAGATCAGGCAAAACGAAAAAATTATCAATCAAAATAAAACCAAGAAGAAAGGTGCAGAGGACGAGGAAAAAGCAGCCAAGAGGACTCGTCGCACCAGAAAACAAATGCTTGGTGACGCTGCACAGGGAGCAATCCTTGGTGGCGGCTTTCCATTGCTTTTTGGTGGTCCTAGCTTTTCTGCTGTTGGGGGTTTGCTTGGAGGCGGTGTAGCTGGTGGACTTGGTGGGCAAAAAGCGTCATTTGCTGGAGGGATTCTTGGGTCGGTACTTGGAACTCCATTTGATGCAATTACAAAATCAGCTTTAGAGCTTGGAAAAGCTCTTGAAAGTCCAACTAAGAACATTCAGCAACTTGTCGATGCTTTGCCTTTGGCGGGCAGCAAGACCAAAGGCTTGATTGGCGACTTGCAAGATTTAGGGCTTGATGCTGTCGCTGGAGCGGTGGCCGTCCAAGAGTTGAACGATCAGTTGGGGGCGCTTGGCCTTCAAGATGTTGAAAAATTAAAAGAGGGCACAAATGCGTTAAGCAATGCTTTTAAAGAATTGGAATTACTTGGTATAGCTTTTGCTGCTCCAGGGTTGGTAAACGGCATACAACTGCTTACTAATTTAATTGTTGGAATAAAACAAGATCAAGGATTTCTTGCTCGCGCGACAAGGGCAACGCTTTCTTTTTTAACAAGAAGCGATGCCACTGAAGATTTTCAAAACAGAACTGGCGCGTTTGCCAATACTCCAGCCGCTACTTTAAAACGACTTAAAGAGGAGAATCAAGAAAAAAATAAAGGCACTCAACTGACGGAGCGCCAGTTGCAAGTGCAGGCTCTTGTAAATGATATTCGCAGCCAAAGAGTTGGAATTGCTCAAATGGAAGCACAGATTGAAGAGCATAAATTTAGTTTTATTAGAGGCGACCTTGAGGTGGTTCAAGCTGCTCTTCAAGTTGATCAGGCTCAGCTTGAGTTAGATAAAGCACGTTTAAATGTTCTTGCTGAAGAAAATGAATCAGAAAAAGCTCGACTGATTGTCAAGCGTGACATAGCTCAGGCTGCTTTAGATGAAGCTAAGGCGTCAAAGCAGAACGCAGAGATTTTGGCGCGTCAGCAGCAAGCAACGGCGGAACTTGGAATTAGGCAGTTCTTGCAGGGAATTCAGCTGAATGAAATGCAGCAAAGAATTGGAACTGACAGGCAGGTGCGATCTACGAGTCCGTTTGCAAGGGAATCATTCTTGATGGATCCTTTCTTTGGGAAGAGTTTTGAGCTGCAAAACGAGCAAGCGCTTAGATACACGGAAACTTTAGATCTGTTAAATGAACAGATAACCGAAAACAATTTAAATATCAAAATGGGTCAAGACCTTAGTGCGGCTGAAAAAGAAGCGCTTGTTAGAAAGGGTATTCTTCTTGAAAGAGAACTAAAGCTGCACAAAGAGCTTACGCCTGCACGAAACGAAGCTGCTTTGGCTCAGGTTCGTTTTGCAGAGGCGATGGCAATCACCGTTCCAGTGACGGACTCGTTGTTTGACAGCCTGGTGTCAGTTGTTGATGGTACGAAGACTGCAGAGCAGGCGTTTGCGGACTTCCTTCGTAGTATTGCGTCGATGTTGATGGACGCCGCTAAACAGATAATTGCAACGTATATCGCGATTGGCATTGCTCGTATGTTTGCAGGCGTGCCAGCAGCCACTGGCGGTGGTGAAGCTGCAAGCAAGCTTGGGACAATCCCAAGTCTTGCACCAAGTTTGGGTGGTGGTGGACCTTTGAATGATCCAAAAGGACTGTTTACACCGCCAACACTTATTTCAGGCAGAGCGCTTGGTGGAGCGGTTGGCGCAGGTCGTCCTTACATGGTCGGTGAGCGTGGTCCTGAGCTGTTTATCCCTGGAGCGCAGGGCAATATCGTTCCAAACAACGCAATGGGCGGGTCTAACATTGTGGTGAACGTAGATGCTTCTGGTTCATCTGTCGAAGGTGATTCCGATCGAGCAGAACAACTTGGCAATATGCTTGCTGCAGCAGTGCAGGCCGAGTTGGTGAAGCAAAAACGTCCTGGCGGTCTTCTCGCAAGCTAATGGCTACCTTCCCGTCAATTACCCCGACTTACGGCGTTCAAAAGCGCAGCGCACCAGTTGTACGAAAAGTGCAATTCGGTGATGGCTACGAGGCCAGGCTGAAGTACGGCATTCAGCAAAATCCCAAAACTTTCAACCTGACGTTTGAGGTGTCAGAGACTGATGCTGACACGATCGAAACGTTCTTGGATGCACGAGCTGATGATTATGCCAGCTTTGATTTCACCCCGCCTGGCGAGAGCAGTAGCTCCAAGTTTGTTTGCGAGCAGTGGAGCAAGTCGATTCCCTATCTGAATCGCGCCAGAATTCAAGCAACGTTCCGTCAGGTATTTGAACCGTAATGGCAGTAGCAGCTTGGGCCGCCAGTACCGCATTTTCTGTTGGCGACATCCGACGCGCCACAACAGATCAAGCATCCGGTCTGTTCTTCCGGTGTACGACTGCTGGAACGTCAAATTCTTCTGAGCCAAGCTGGCCAACAGATATTGGCAGCACGATCACAGACAACACCTGTGTCTGGACGGCGATTGCTTCTGCATATGAGGAGCTAGCAAAACTCAACCCGAGTGCAATTATCGAGCTGTTTGAGGTCCATTTGGACAACACGCTTCATGGCAGCACGGACGTTTATCGTTTTCACGCAGGTGCAAATGCAGATATAGACGGCAACGTTGTGTTTAATAGCAACACTTACACCCGTATTCCAGTAAAGGCAGAAGGGTTCGAGTTCTCTAATACTGGTACGTTGCCTCGTCCCACACTGACGATCAGCAATTTAGACGGCACTATTACCACCTTGTTACTGCTGGTCAACGCCACCACCGCAGGCAATGATCTTGGTGGTGCGGAAGTTCGTCGAATCCGAACGCTTAAGAAGTTTCTGGATGGTGAATCAACTGCTGATCCAAACGCCAAGTTTCCTGATGAGCGTTGGTATGTGGATCGAAAAGCTAATGAGTCGAGAGATAGCGTAACTTTTGAGTTGGCCAGCAAGTTCGATCTTGCAGGTCAAAAACTACCGAAACGTCAGGTTGTAGCGAATGTTTGCCAGTGGGTGTATCGCAGCAGCGAATGCAGCTATACGGGCACCGACTATTACGACGTAAACGGCAATGAGGTGGACACAGAAGCGGAGGACGTTTGCGGCAAACGTGTGGCAAGCTGCAAACTGCGGTTTGGCAACACCGCTGAGTTGCCGTTTGGATCGTTTCCTGGGGCTGGACTGACAAAATGATGAAGCTGACAGCAACGATACAGGCTGAGATTCTTCAGCAAGCAAAGGACGAATTTCCTCGTGAAAGCTGTGGTTTAGTTGCAGTTGTCAAAGGGCGTCGGCGTTACTTTCCGTGCCGCAACATTGCCGAAACCCCTGATGAGCACTTTGTTCTTGACGGTTGGAACGAAGTGGAGGACAAGGGTGAGGTCGTCGCTGTTGTCCACAGTCATCCCAAAACCAATCCCGCTCCATCACCAGCCGATCGTGTTGCGTGCGAAAAGTCCGGTCTGCCCTGGTTCATCATCAACCCAAACACTGAAGGCTGGGGCTACTGCGAGCCAGAGGGCTTTGAGCTGCCGTATGTGGGACGCGAGTTCGTCCACGGCATTGTGGACTGCTACAGCCTTTGCCGTGATTGGTACGGAAGGGAGTGGGGGCTTGAGTTGCGGGATTATGACCGTCGAGACCAGTGGTGGGAGCATGGCGAGAACCTGTATCTAGAAAACTTTCAAAAGGAAGGGTTCCACAAGATTCCGGTTGAGGAGCTGCAGCGCGGTGATGCCTTGCTGATGCAGCTGGTTTCACCCGTTCCAAACCATGCTGCGATCTATCTGGGTGACTCTCAGATTTTGCATCACGTACAGGGAAGGCTGTCGAGCAGGGATGTTTACACCCTTGGCAGCAGTTACTATGGCAAGAGCACTGCTTGCGCCTTGAGGCATGAAAGTCGTTAAGGTTTACGGCGCACTTCGCAAGAAATTAGGCCAATGCCGGTTTGAGTTTGACGTAGCGACACCGGCACAGGCGATCAAAGCGTTGTGCGTTAATTTTCCCGGTTTGGACAAGTGGTTGGTTGATAGTGAAAAAGATGGTGTTGGCTATCGCGTAGCAGTTAGCAAGGAAAAAATAACTGAGCAGGACATGTCTGCTTTGTTTATGCCGTTTAGCGAGAAAGAAGTATTTAGCATTACACCAGTTATCGCTGGAGCGGGCAGAGGGCTTGGCTCAATTTTGCTTGGAGTTGGTTTAATTGCTGCTTCAATTTTTATCCCTGGATCTACGGTAATTTTTGGCACCACCTTTGGCAAAATTTCTTTAGGAATTGGTCTTTTTGGCGGCAGCTTGGTTTTGCAGGGTATTGCTCAAGCGATTTCACCTCAGCCTGGAGTGCCAGAGTTTGACGAGTCACCTCAGCTTGAATCTTTTAGCTTTTCAAACGTCGTTAACACATCAAGGCAAGGCTTGCCGGTGCCGATAGCGTATGGGCGTGTATTTGTTGGATCGGCAATTATTTCCAGCGGTACTGACGTTGATGAGGTGAGGACATGACACGAGCTAAATACACTGTTGCTGGTTCAGGTGGTGGTTGCTTTACGGGCGACACTCTCGTTTCTACTCCTGATGGTCAAGTTCGCATCGACGAACTAAAGGAAGGCAGTGAAGTAATCAGCTTTGACGACAAGGGCAATACTCATGTTGCAAAGGTGTTGAAGGTCCATATCCATGAAAACGAGCAGGTTTATCGGTATGGCTTTTGGGGTGATGAGTATGTAGATGCAACACCAAACCACTGGGTCTTAAACCAGTACAACGCCTTTGTTGCGATTGGAAGCCTTGGCTTTGATGACTGCTTGATTGATGTCATGGGCCACCTCCGGCCAATGATGAGTCGAGAGGAGATTGGAACGGCTACCGTTTACAACCTGACGGTAGAGCGGCGGCATACGTTTATTGCCAACAACATTCGTGTTCACAATG